TGATAAACAACGACCATCCATCGTTTTCCACAAGGATCGGACGAAGCAAACTCCAGCTCTGCGGATCGGCCAGGGAAAATTCGGAAAAGACTACCCCGATTGGCGGCGACCCGAGCAGCGAATTAAAGTTGTCGGAGCCGACAACTTGCCACGTCGAGCCGTTCGTAAAGCGTATGAACATTTCTTGTTCGTTCGTCGTCGCGCGCAACGCAAGCGGGAATGCTTCGTCAATGCGACGCACGCCGCTGTGCGGATTAACAGCGGTCCATATCGCCTTGCGCGCTTGCGATGCCTTCGGCAACATATGCCAATAGTTTCCGACGCGCTCGTGCGCTGCGCAGCTAGTCCAACGCAACGCGAATTCATCCTTGCCCGCGCGCCGATGCCAAATCGCACAGACGCGCTTTACGCCGCGCTCCAGGGCTCCCCATACGCCTAGCTGATAGTTGCGCGGCTGCCACTTGTACGGCAAGCGAATGCGCAGCGTACCGTCAGCGTCGGGCATCATGCGCGCATCCGTTCGCGTTGCTCTGCATCGTCGGGCACTTGCTCGCCTTGCTGCGCACGCTCCGCACTTCCGACGACGAAGCGTTCGACGACGACGGTAACAGCGACCGGGCCGCGATCGGCAGCGGTCGACGGCGGAGCATAGCGCCCCGATTGCAAGCGCTCGGCATCCCATTGGCGCGCATTAATGCGGAGCTTTTGCAATTGAACGAAGCCGGGATCGATACGCCGCACGCCCTTGTCGACGTAAAACATCGGCGCTTCGTCAGCGATTCCGACCGGCTGTTCGCCATACGCAAGCGCTCGATGCGCTTGTGCTCTGTCCCATTCGACGACGAGCACGGGAGCGCGCGCCAGCCAATCCCAAAAATCGAACGTGCGCAGCTCGCGACGTGCGCACGCTTCGGCAACATTGGAGCCCGCTTGTACTTCGCGCATGATGGCTCGCGCAAGCTCCAGCTCGGCGCTCGTCGGAGCGTCGCCGCCATCGCGTGCGGGCGCGGGCGTGCGCAGGCGCGAAGCGGACAGCGCCGCGAGCTTCCGTCGCTTGTCGTCAGGGCTTGTCAGCGAGCGGCCGGGCATGGCGTCAGTGCATCGCCTTGGCGTAGCACTTGCGCCAGCCTTCGGCGATCGTGCGCGCCATTGCGAACGAGCACTTTTGATGCGCGATCGCTTCGAAGGCGCCGCCGGCCAGGGCTAACAATTTATCGCTCGGCAGCTCGATCGGCGACAGTGCGCTTTTGACGACGGGGCGCGGCTCGTTTGCGTTGCCTAGCGTGAGGCAATGAACGTTGCCCCGCAGCTCGTATCCGAGCGGGATTGCTGCATTTGGATCGGTGAGCCATGCCGGGAGCTTCGCGGCTGGCTGCGCGTCGCCTTGCTCGTTTGCGGGGCGTTGGCGACGGGCTTTCATGCGCGGATTGTGCGCAGTTATCCGTCAGCCTTGCAAGTTTTTCAATCGCTCGCGCACTCGATCGCGCAAGTGCTCGGGCGTTTCGTCGTGCTCGGCGATGATGCCGAGCGCTTGCGCCTTTGCGACGATGCCCTGTTGTGTGACGTGCCAGGGCAACGGCACGCCGCTTGCGTTGCTTCTAATCACATCGCTTTTATTTATAGAAGCAACTGCAAATGCAGAGGATGGTTTGTCAGGGATTCCCGTAGGGATACCTTGGGGGATATCCCTACGCGGGGCGTTATGTTTCGGGCGCGGCACGTTCGGATTGTTCAATGACAAGCGGCCGAAACTTGCTTGATATTCGCGTGCCGCTTCGTCTTTTACCATGCGCGCGCTATAGATAATGCCTGCATCGTTTCGCCTTGCTACTCCGCGACTTAACAGCTCCGCCATTCTGTTTTGGTAGACCTTTAGCGGAACCTTGCACGCGCTCGCCGCTTCTCTATCCGTCAGGGCTTGATTATTGATCGCAAGGTGCCCGTAAGGCGTGCAATCGTGCATAACGCAACACGCGTTAATCCATACACCAATAGTTGCCGAGTCGCACGCTTGAAGTGCAACGTCGGCGAGCCATTCGCGCGGATAAAACTGGAATGCGGGGCGCTTCATTGCGGTATCCGGTAGGGATATCCCTAGGGGTATCCGTTGCGTTGATTGTTGAACGTGAAACACTGCGCGAGCTGGCGCCAATTTGCAGCGGATCGCTGCACTTTCACGGCGGGCGATCGCTTGCGGCGAGCTGACGAGCGGCGGCGGCGTGTTGCTCCGCTGTTGGCGATCCCGGGCCGACAGGCGCATGGATGATTGCGAGCAATAGCGCCTGCCGCATGATGGCGGGAGCGTGCTTTAGCGTGCGCGGCGTGCAGTAGAAGATTCGCCAGCCGAGCGCGGCGGCCGCGTTGCGCTTGTCATGATCGCGAAGGATCGCGGCCGCATTGACGTGCGCGCCGCCCGTGAACAGCCCGCCGTCGACTTCAAGCGCGATGCGCAGCGCCGGCCATGCGAAGTCGAAGCGCCAGCCGCGCAGCGGCGTGAACGGGCATTCGCTGACGGGCTCGGGCAGCCCGCAAGCGCGGAACAGTGCCGGCACGCCAGGGTATGCCGTAGCGTGCCCCTTGCGCGGCGCCTTGGCTCGTTTAGGCGGCTGCGGCGCGAGCTTGATGGCATCGGCCGTCGCGTTGGCGCGCTCGTTCGCTTTGCGCTGCTCGGCGACGTATGCCGGCCGCGCGACGTAGCCGGCGGGCAGTCTCCAGCGTGCCACTGTGCGGCGCTCCCCTTCGCCGCACTAAGCCGCGAAGCGGCGCGGGCGGCCGGGCGACGCGCGGAGCTTCCCGCCGGTCAACACTTGTATTTCGAATTGCACGCCGCGCGGGATGCCGTGCTTTTTCCAAAAAAAGACCGTGCTCGTCGGCCGCTGCAACGCGGCGGCCGTCTCCGTCAGCGATCCGCCAAAGTGTTTTAGGAGCTGTTTGTAATCCATAGTCGGGCTAGGGTACGAGCTTCCGCAAATAGGGTCAAATCCCGGGCTCCCAAGGGCTCCCGCCCGGGCGTAGCGTGCCCCCTTGACAGCCTTTGCGGAAAACCGGAAAATATGGGCTGGTCCGGTATACCAGCCGGGCCGCTAACCTAGACAAACGGAGACGCCAAAATGTTCAACACTTCAACACTGCGGCCGGGCTTGCTCGTCGCAATCAAAACGAGCTTGCGCGGAAACGTCAGCTACACAAAGCGCGACATTATTTCCGATCATGCAACGCCCGAAGGCGAGCGCTTCGCTAAATGGGAAACCGAGCGCACGATTGCAGACGCGATCGAATTCGAAGCCGCCGGTAAAGTGCGGCGCGAAGCAAGCTATACCGTCAGCAAGGTTTGCGCGGCGACAGCCTTCGGACACTTGTGCCCCGAAGATAAGGCGAGCGAGCTTGACGAAGCGATGAAGCAAGCGCGCGCAATGGTCGACGCGTTTAATGCGACCGCGAAAATTACGCGCATCGATGTATACATGATCGCGGGGCGTGTTGCGCAAGACGATGTAGAAGCGGCGCGCGCGATTCGCGGCGAGCTGGCGCAAATACTGGCGACGATGGAAGCGGGCGTTACTAAGCTCGATCCGGCGGCCGTGCGCGATGCGGCGCGGCGTGCGCAGGAAATTGCGCAAATGTTGACGGCCGAAGGCGCGAACAAGGTTAAGGGCGCCGTCGACGCTGCCCGCCGTGCGGCGCGCGAAATTGTGCGCGCGGCGAAGGCTGGCGAAGTCGCGGCCGTCGCGATCGATGGCGAAGTGGCGCGCAAGATAGCAGCGGCGCGCACGTCGTTTTTAGACCTTGACGAACAGCCCTTGCAAGTCGAGCGCTCCGAAGTCGCGCCGCGCACGCTCGATCTTGACACTCCCGCGCTTTCCGTCGACGAGCCGCGCGCGCCCGTCGTCTCATTCGATCAGGAGTAAGCCGCCATGCCTTGCGATACCAAGTTAAAGCCGCAGCAAACGATCAGCGAGCGAATCGCGGAAGTGCGCGCCGCTGTTGATCGCTTCGCGGCCGGGCTGATAGCCGGCCGCATTCGCGCCAAGGTCGGATCGAACGGCGGCGTAGCGTTCGAAGGCATCGACGACGAAGCGCGCGATGGAGTGACAGACGCGTGCGCCTATCGTCGCATCATGGTGTCGGGCTCGCCGCTCGCTAAGGCTGCAATCGCCAAGGCTGAACAGCTCGCGGGGCGCTCGATCGATAAGCAAGCCGTGGGACAAGGGCTGCATTCGCACGACGGCGGGCATACGTGGCACAAGGGGCACTAGAGCACGACTCAATCCGGCGCCTATAGCTGGCGCCACAACAGGAGCAATTGAACATGACGACGACGACAAGCAACAATGGTATACGCGCAGCGGCCGACGTTTCGGCGCTGCTCCGCGCTCGCAATTCGCTGTTGTGGATCGTGACGCGCGAAGAAGCGCGCGTCGAGCGCTCGCTATTCGAAGCCGGCGCCAATGCCGGCTACATCGCGCGCACTTGGGACGTTGCGCAAGGCGCGGCCGATATTAACGGCTCCCGCTTCGGCAGCGACTTGAACGATCCGGCTGCAATGCTTACGCTGATCGGCAATCGCGCGACGAGCGGCGACGAGCGCGGATTGTGGATCATGCGCGATCTTCCGGCATGGCTCCAGGGACAAAGCGGCGCCGTGCAAATGCGCCAGCTCCGCAACTTAGCGCGGAGCTTGCCAACGGCCGCCAAGGCGAGCGCGCAAGCAATCATCGTGCTTTCGCCTAGCGGCGACGTGCCGCCCGAGCTGGCGGGGCATACGACCGTTATCGAATGGCCGATGCCCGACCGCGCCGAAGTCGCGGCGATTCTCGATGGCGCTATTGCAGGGCTGCCCGACGAGCTGCAAGCGGCTGCGGCGCCGAACGGCACGCGCGAAGCGGCGATCGATGCGGCGATCGGACTAAGCGGCGAAGAAGCGGCGAGCTGTTACGCGCGCTCGCTCGTGCAATCGCGCCGCATCGATCCCGCCATCGTCAGCGGCGAAAAAAAGCGCGTGATTGCGCGCGAGCGGATTTTGGAATGGTACGACCCGATCCCGGGCGGGCTCGATGCCGTTGGCGGGCTGGAGAATCTAAAAGGCTGGCTCACAGTGCGCAAGGCTGCGTATAGCAAGCAAGCGCGGGATTATGGGCTTCCCGCGCCGCGCGGCGTCATGCTCGTTGGCGTGCCCGGCTGCGGAAAGTCGCTAACGGCAAAGGCTGTTGCAGCCGCTTGGGGCGTGCCGCTGTTGCGCGTCGACCTTGGCGCGCTAAAGTCGAAATTCGTCGGCGAAAGCGAATCGAATCTTCGCAAGGCTTTCAAAGTTATTGAAGCGATCGGCCGCTGTGTTGTCTGGTTTGACGAAATAGAAAAAGCGTTGCAAGGCGCGACGAGCGGCAGCGCTGACGGTGGCGTATCGTCTGACGCGCTCGGCTCGATTCTGTCATGGATGCAGGAGCGCCAAGGCGAAGCGTTCGTCGTCGCGACAGCGAACGATGTTGAAGGGCTCCCGCCCGAGCTGTTGCGCAAGGGGCGATTCGATGAATTGTTTTTCGTCGACGTGCCGAACGCTGACGAGCGCGCCGCTGTCGTCGCCGCTGCAATGAAGGCGCACGGGCGCGGATCAGTGCCGATCGATAGCGAACAGATTAGCGCGGCGTGCGAAGGCTTTACCGGCTCCGAAATTGCGGCGATTGTGCCCGACGCGCTATTTGCAGCGTTCAATGATAAGGCGCGCGAGATTCGCACAAAGGATTTAATCGCCGCCGCGTCAACTGTCGTGCCGCTTACTAAGACCGCAGCCGAAAAGGTTAAGCGGCTCCGCGATTGGAGCGTAGGACGTGCCCGCCCGGCATCGAGCGCCGAAGCCGTTAGCACGGCCGCCAAGGCGCCAGGAAAGCGCGCGCTCGATCTTGCCTAGCACGCGATCCGTCAAGGGCTCTAGGATCGATCTAGAGCCCTTGGCGGGCATAGTGCCCGACACAGGAGACGCCAACATGAAAGCGAAACGATTAAACGCCAGGGCGGCGCCCGCAAGGCATCGCTTCGAAGGCATAGACCTATCAGCCGCCAGGGAGCCCGAGCCGGCGCCCGAGCCCGTGCGCGCCAGGGCGAGCCCGGCCGACGCGTTGCGCAAGCGGCAGGCGGCGAAGCTCGCCAAGCTCGACGCGGCGATTGTGCGATGGGCGCGCAAGCAAGCGCGCGCGCACCGTGCGCTTGCCAAGCTCGAAAAGTCGCGCAAGTACTACGCCGCCAAGGTGCAATCGTGAAGGCGCGAACGGATGCGATATTCGAAGCGCTGCGCGCGCAAGCTCGGGCAGCTCGCGCCGTGTTTTTCGCGTGCGGCGGTGCGGTGTATCGCGTCGACGATGGCGGGATCGTGCCCGCGTCGGATATCGTCGACGCGTTGCACAAGCTGCAAAGTGCGCTAGCTACGCTCCGCGCGATCAGCAAGCGCATTGACGCGGGCTCGGGCTCCGCGCATTGGACGGCGCGCGAGCACGACAAGATCGAAGCGTTACTTTCGACGGTGCAATCATGACGACGACAGAGCACGACGACGAGCCGCGCGCCGACTTGGCACTGTTGCAGAGCTGGCGCTTTACCGTGAGCAAGCGGGATGCCATGTTGATATTGCAATCGCTTGGCGGGCGCCTTGCGGGCGACGAGCAAGACGAAGCGCGCGCGCTCGGCGATCGCCTTACAGCGTTGCGCGTGCGCTCGATCGAAGCCGCAGCCGGTAACGCGGCGACGCTGCGCGCTAACGTCGAGCGCTCCGCCGGCCGCACCGTCGAGCAAATGCTAACGGGCGCGGAGCTGGCGCACGATCGGCGCCTGTCAGGGCTCACGCCCGGCGGGAGCTGTCGCGATTCGCCGATGGTAACGTGCAGCAATAGCGCGTGCCGGATGCGCCAGCGGGCGAGCAATGTCGAGTGCCGGCACTGCGGGAAGCGATTGTAAAACGTAGCGGGCGCGCCGATCAGGCGCGCCCGGTGCGCTTTGCACCGTCAACAATGGAGACGCCAAAATGAAACGCAAACTAATCGCCGCCGCGCTCGCGTTATACGCTGCGCAAGCTGGCGCCGTGCTCGTCTGCACGAGCGCCGATCCGCATTATGACGACGGAGACGACGGGGCATTTACTGATGTTGTGATTATGTACGCAAGCTGGAAAGTCGGAAGCCCGGCGCCGTCGCTCGATGTTGGCGCGGAGCAAATCGTAACGTGCGCGGCGAATGGCGCCGAGCTGGCATACATTGCCGCGCACTTTTCCGGCTTGCCGATGCGCAGCAACGCGGCGGGGCGCACGGTGGTATGGCGCGGCGATGCGGCCGTGTTCATTCTCGACAATCTATAAAACAGGGAGACGCCAAAATGAAACGCAATATCACGATAGCGGTCGAGTGCGAAGGCGAAAATTATCGCGACGTTTGCAAGACCATGCTCGCCGATCCGGCGGTAAGCGATTGGCTAAAGCGGGGCATTCTCGCATTGGCTCGCCGCGATCCCGTCGACGCGCTCGGCGATTGCTCAATGCTTATGACGCTGGCGACGGCGCGCATTGAGGAAATAGAAGCCGCGCACGAGCGCGCGAGCGATGCGGCGGCCGTTGCGATGGAAAAAATGCGGGCGGCGCCGTGAGGATCGCGACGACACTGCGCGCCAGGGATGCCGAAGCCCGGGCGCGGCTCGCATGGGAAGCGATGGCGGCGAGCCCGCCGGGCTGCAAGCGCTTGAAGCTCCGCGATCGCGTGCGGCTGTCGGCCGCGCAGCTCGCCGCCAGGGCGCCGCTTACGATGCGCGGGGAGTATACCGCTCGCGATACGTTCAGGCGGGAGCGCGCCGAAGGCGAGCCGTCCTATAAGGCGCGCTTGTGGCGCTTAACGTCGCATTTATTCACGCGACAGTCCGAGCCCGTGCGCAAGTTTCCGGCGCTGCACGATCCGAGCACGGCGGAATATGTCGCCGCGTTCGACCGGCTGAATCACTTGAAGGCGACGCAATGACGGGCCGCGATCGCGCAGCGTTGCGACGATGGGCGCTAGAGCTGGCGATTGTCGCGGCCGTCGTCGTCGCGACAGTCTACGCGGCGGGCACGGTGCCGGCATGACGCGGCGCCGCGCCCGGCTCGCGATCGGCTGGCAGCTCGTCGTGTTCGGGCTCGCCGCGTTAAACGTGTTCGTATGGCTGCGCGTCGGGCTGTTGGCGGCGCGCATCATCGCCAGGGCGTTGCAATGATCGATCCGCGCGCCTTGGCGGAGCTGCAAGCGATCGCGTCGGCGATTGACGCGGAGCTGAACAAGGGCGTTAAGCCGCCGCGCGTCGGATTTATTCTGCTCGCGTTTCCGTTCAATCGCGACGATTCGCGCATAACGTACATAAGCAACGCGGAGCGCGCCGACGTTATCACGGCACTGCGCGAGCTTGTCGCGCGCTTCGAAGGGCGCATGATCGATCATCCGAAAGGGGAATTGCAATGACAGAGCAAGCAACGCCAGGGCAACGGACGGAAGCAATGCGAAAAGCGCTCGCGACAATCATCGCGGAGCGCGTCGACGCGACAAATAAAAAAGTAACGGCGAAATTCGCGAGCGGCGGCGTCGACGATGAATTTAACGAGCTGATGTTCGACGCGGGCTATAACGTCGACTTACTGACGAAAGCGCTCGGGCGCGTGCTCGTGTTCGACGAGCTGATGACGGAGCTTGTCAAGCTGATGCCGAAGATCGACGGCACGCCCGAGCTTGCCAATTTGCAAACCTTGTATGCCCGAGCCCGGCGCGACGGCGCATAGCAGAAAATCGCCGGGGATTCTGAAAATGTTTCGGAAAAACGCGGCCAAGCTATTGCTTTCGGTTGCGGAAAGCCGCAAGATAACGCGATCATGAGCGAGCGCATTGGCTTCCGCGTGCAGCGTCGAATGTGCAAGACGTGCATCTATCGGCCGGCTTGCCCGCTCGATATCAAAAAGCTAGAAGCGGACGTTGCGGATCGGCACGGCGGATTCTCCAGGCATCGCCAGTGCCATCATACCGGCCGCAGCAACGCGGCGTGTTGTCGCGGCTTTTGGGATCGGCACAAGGATTCGTTCGCGGGCGGGCAGATCGCGCAACGCTTGGGCATGGTGGTATTCGTCGACGTGGACGTTCTAAAGGGGAAATGATGGCGACTCCGCAGCAACCGACGAGCAAGGGCGGCCCGGCATTCCCGGGCGAGCATCATCCAGGCATGACGCTGCGCGACGCGATCGCGCTCGTCGCCATGAAACGATTGATCCCGCCCGTCAGCGGCGCGAGTAGCTTGGGGGATGCGGTGAAGCTGACGACGCAAGTATCGACGGCGGCGTATCTGTACGCCGATGCGATGCTCGTCGAGCGCATGAAAAAGCGCGAAGGCGACGAGCCGCCGCCGAAGCTGGCAGCATGAAAACCGGGTTTTTACCGGGTTATTACTTCGCATCATCGGCCGCGCCGATCGCCCGGCAGGCGTGCGAGTGCGGAGCGTACGAATTTTCACACGCGATCGGCGCCGGCCGATGCGCAAACATTTGGAGAAACGATGCGCAACAATCTAAAGCTATCGCCCGAGCTGGCGTCGCCGCCGAGCCCGCCGCCGTCGCGACTGTCGAGCCTAACGCCGCGTGAGCTGCGCCATTGGGCGCGCACCGTCTATCCGCTGTTGCTCGGTATGAGCTGGCGACAAGTGCAATCGAATCGCCGGAAGTGGCTGCGCTCGATCCGTCTGCTCGGCGATGATTGGCTTTTGTTCCGAGCTGGAGTGCAACACAAAAACAAATCGCTGCGCGTCGCGCGGCGATAACGCTTGGTTCGGGCCGGCGCATTTCGCGTACCTTCGCAAGTAGCGATGGGGATTGGCGTCTCCAAGGCGCCGCGCCCGAGCCATCTTTTGAAAGGGAGTGTTGTCATGGCAAATGAAACCGTCGCGCCCGCCGGATCGCCGGGGGATGCGAAACCGTCGCGCAAAATCCCGATCCGCATATTGGTCGAGAATGGAATCGTCGTCGCGCTAATCCGCGCCGTCACCGAAGCCGCCGCGATCCGCTACTACACGAAAAAGATTTACGAAGCTCCGATCGCCGATCAAGACCATTTAATCCAGTACGGCGCGAAGTTTCCCGTCGAAGATGCGAGCGCCGAGCCGGAATGAAAATTCGCCGCGCGATCATGCCGCATATTTGCGTGCGGTGCCGCTGTGTCATTTGGCCCGGCACGCGAATGCGGTGTTACGGCTTTGGCGTCGTCGAGTGTCTACCGGGAGCGCATAAAAATGGAACGTAAAGGTTTTCTCGGCGGGAGCGATATCGCCGGGTTGCTTGGGCTGTCGCCGTGGAAAGACCGGCTTCGCCTTTTCCTTGAAAAGATCGGCGAGCTGGAACGGCCCGACGAGGAAAACAAGGCGCAGCGTCGCGGCAAGATTTTAGAAGCTCCAATCGCGCAGCTCTACGAGCTGGAGACGAGCACGCCGCTGGAGTCTGGAATAGATTGCACGCTTCCGCAGGCGCAGCACTTTCGCGCCCAAGTCGACCGGATAGAGCGGATCGGGCCGGAAACGATGATCCCCATTGAGATAAAAAGCGCCAGCGAGTACACGCGCGGGCAATGGGGCAAGTCGGGAACGGACGAAGCGCCGACGTACTACTGCACGCAATTGCATTGGCAAATGATCGCGTTGGATGCTCCGCTCGGGCGCATCGTCGCATTGCTTGGCAGCGATGACTTGCGCGTGTACACGTTGGAGCGCGATGCGGCGATCGACAAGTATTTGTTGTCGGAAGCCCAAAAGTTTTGGGAGCTGATCGAGAGCAAAACGCCGCCGGCAATCGACTTTGCGCATCCCCGTGCGCTCGAAACGGCGGAGCTGATGTTTAGCAATCCGAATGCAACGGAGATTCTAAAGGCCGACGATGCGCTGCGGGCATGGCGCACCATGTACAAGGATTGCGCGAAGTGGATCGGCCACTACAGCGAAGCGCGCGACGTGGCGAAGGCGCATTTGCTGCATTCGATGAAAAATGCCGGCGTGCTCGATTTTGACGACGGGGAGCTGTTCATTCGCAAGACCGTAAAGCGGCGCGGCTACGTCGTCGAGCCATCGAGCTACATTGATGGACGTTTCAAAAAGGGAGCGACCGGCGGCATTGGCGCCGACGATGCGCTGCCACAACTGGAGGGACCGGAATAATGGGCAATCAAGACTTGCGCGCCGCAGCCGGCAGCGAAGGCACGAGCGTTGCGCGAACGGTGCAGAGCTTTCCCGCGATGTTGCAAATGTACAAATCGCAAATCGCGGCAGCGCTCCCGCAGCATATCAAGGCCGATCGCATGGCGCGCATCGCGCTCACTGCATACCGGATGAATCCGAAACTCGCCGAGTGCGAGCCGGCGAGCGTATTCGCTTGCGTCATTCAATCGGCGCAGCTCGGGCTGGAAATTGGATTGAACGGCCGCGCGTACATGATCCCGTACTACAACAACAGCAAGCGCAAGATGGAAGCGCAGTTTATTCCAGGCTGGAAAGGGCTCGTCGAGCTGGCGAATCGCACGGGCCGCTGCGCAGTGTGGACGGGCGCCGTGTTCGCGGGCGATCAATTCGACTATGAGCTAGGCGACAATCCGTTCGTCAAACACAAGCCCGGCAGCGAAGATGATCCGGCAAAGCTCCTGTTCGTCTATGCGGTCGGACGCATCAAGGGGAACGATTTTCCCGTCATCGAAGTTTGGACGAACGAAAAAGTAAAGCGCCACTTCAAGCGATACAACAAAGTCGGCGACAAGCACTACGCACACGACAATTGGGAAATGTACGCGCGCAAAATTCCGCTCCTGCAAGTGCTTAAATATATGCCGTCAAGCCCCGAGCTAGAAGCTGCAATGGCGTTAGAAGCTGCGGCCGAGAATGGCGAGCAGGATTTGAGCATCAAGGATGCGATTGAAGGAACGTATATGCCCGGCGGCCCGAGCGAGCCGATCGAAGGCGAAAAGCCGGCCGCCACGGCGAGCGCAAAAACTCCCGATTCCCACAATGGGCCGGAAAAAACCGAAAAGGCGGAGCCCATGAAAACGGCCGACGCCCCACTTGACGCGAAAAAGCTCGAGCCGGGATCTTCGCCGGCTCCCACTTTGGGGGAAAAGCTGGCGGCGGAGCAGCGCGAAGGGACGGAGCCAAAGCCGCAGCGCGGCCCGGGCTTCGACGAAGCATTCGACGCTGCCAAAAAGCGCGCGGCGGAACGTGCGAAGGGGAGCCAGCAACCGCAGCCGCCGGCCCCGACGCTGCCCGAGCTGTTGACGATGGTAGAACAGTCGATCAACGATGATGCCGTCGACTTGGCGCTGTCGCTCGGCGACAAGCTCGGGCCGCCCGACTTCGCGCAGCTCCGCGACGCCGCCCGGCTGCGCAAGATCGAGCTGCAAGGCGCAAAATGAGCGCTGGCGACCTTATCCTAGTCGAGCGGGGCATCATGGCCGGCAAGGCGACAGCGCAGCGCAGCGGGGCTATAGAACGGCTGGAGCGCGGGCCGGCGGGCTGGATTCTGCTCGCCAGGGCGCACTTGCTCGTGTTCGCCCGCCACAACGAGCGCTTCGCGACGGAGACGGTGCGAGCCTACGCCGAAAAGCGCGGGCTCCCGCCGCCGCCCGATCCCCGCGCTTGGGGCTCCGTCGCCGTCAAGTGCCGGCGCGATTGCATCATCAAGGCGGACGGCTACGCACCGTCGACGAAAAAGTGCGCTCACTCCAGGCCGACGATGCAGTGGCGATCGATGGTGTATCGGCCGTGAGCGATCGTCGAATAAAATCGGACGTTGTAATTCGCCATTGGGCGTTAGAACGTGCGCTGTCGGCCGGCGGGATATCGACGGCGCAGCTCCGCGATCACTTCGATTTGACGCTACAGAGCGCAGCGAAGCGGCTTGCCAGGATGCGCGAAGCCGGGTATCTGGAATTGGACGAGCGATATTCGCGCTACTGGAACGTGCTCACTGACGACGGCCGCATTTATCTTGCGCAGCGACCGGACGGCGGACAGAAACGATTTAATGACAGCTCGCTTTGCTCCGCGCTCGGGCTGCTCGCTTTCCCCATAACAAGCGCGGGGCGACGGCATACATTGGAGTAAGCACAACATGGAAATTAAAGGCAAGACTTCGGCGCCAGCGCCGGCAGCCGATCAACCGCAAGGCGGACAGCATCATGTTCTGCAACCCGTGCCGCCCGATCCGAATGCGAAGCTGACGGGCGAGCAGCAAAGCGGGCTCGATCGCTTCCGCCGGATCGAAGCGCGCGACGAGCAAACCGCATACGCTTGGCTCGGCGCGCACAGTCGCAAGGATTCGCCGATGGATTACGCGTATCAAGCGCTGATGCTGACGCAGGGTGTCAAGGTTATCAACAGCTATTTCAACAAGTACGGCCAGCTCGGGAAGGGCGCAGCCTTCGGCCCCTATGGCGGGCCGCGCGGCCAGCATTGGGCGATGCAGGGTTGGGTTTGGGCGTATCACCCGAGCGACAACGGCGGCGACTTCGCGGGTTGGGAGCAGACGTTCGATCACAGCTCGATCACGCTGCCGCCGCCGAACATTTCGGCCGTCGTCGTCGACGTTCAGTAACAGGGCGCGGCCGGTGAACAAGTATGGCGGGCATAACGTGTACGTCAGCCCGGCGCGCATCGCGAAGTGTCGCGAGCGCGCCGAAGCTGTCGCCCGCAAGCTCGCCGGCCGCGTCAACTATGACGGGCAGAGCGGTAACGCATTCCAGCGTTATTACAAGGGCTACATCGGCGAAGATGCCGCCGAAATTTGGCTCGATCGCTACGGCATCGCGTACGTGCACGATATTTCATTCGACGGCGACAGCCGGCCGACAGAATTCAAGGTGCGCGACTTCGCTATCGAAGTGAAGGGGCTCGGCGTCGAGCGCGAATCGATGATCGTCGGCAACAATCGCGATCTAAGCGCAAACGCATTCCTGATCGCGCAAAGTATGCTGAACGATCCAGGCGCCGGGCATTGGTCGATTATCGGTTGGTATCCAGGCGCCGACGTTCGCATGACGCCGCTGAATGCAAAGCGCTTCGGCTCCGAAGTGCGGGAGCTGCCGCTACCAGGGCGCCACTCGCGCGAGCTGATCGAGCTGTTGCGGCATCATGCCTAAGATCGTCGTCAAAGGCTGGCGCGTGTTCGGCGTGCCCGACGATGCGACGGGCGAAAAATCTCAACCCGTGGCTTTGTCCCGAAAATATGACGTTCGCGATGCGGCCGACGAATTTGCGGCGCGAGTGCGCGCAACGTGCAAGTGGCCCGATACCGTGTACGTCAAAGCGATAACAGGATTCGACGGGATCGCGGGGGATATTTGAAGCTCGCCTTTCTAATCGCGATCGCGATTAGCTTCGCATGGTCCGCGCTAGTCGGGTGTTTTTTTCTCGGGCTTGTCGTCGCCGTGCGGCGGATCGTCGCGGCGGCGACGCGGATTGATAATCGCGATCGTTTCTTTGTTGTCGCGCCGCGCTTCAACAAGCTCGTGATAAAGCCGCTGGATTAGCTCGCGCAGCTTGTCGAAAGCCGCGTGCAGCTCGTGCCCCGAGACGGGCTGTGGATCATCCGGCAAACTTCGATCCGATTTTGATGCCGACGCCGAGCACTATCACGACGGCGAGCACGGTCCAACAAAATTTCGGATGCGCCTTGATCCAATCGATCACGGGCTGCGACTTTTGCTCCAGCTTTGAAACTTCATCGTTCATTGGATTGCCCCTTGCAGTTTGTCGTACCACTGTTGCAGCGCCGGCTTGTAAGCGCGCCACGCGATCAGCTCGGTTTTCCAATCGGAGCAGGCGCCGTAGTTTTCGGCGACGGTGCGCTCGACGGTAGAGAGTGCAATTCCAGAGGGGTTGTCGACGCCGCCGGCATTTGCGGCAGCGGCGGCAAGCGCACTGTCGGTTGCTTCTCCACGGGCGGCTGCGTCGTGCAGGAGCACAAAGCCAACAGGAATAGTGCAGGCAGCATCAGCTTTCGGCGTGACATATTCGATCACCTTTGATTGAATGACGCGCGTTACAACTTGCACGTTCGCGCGCGCTTCGGCGAGCTGTTGCGCGTGCAGCTCGTCGGATTTCGCCTGATTCACGACAAGATCGGCGACGGCGTTATACCGTCGATCGTTCGCCGCAGCGATGGCGCGCTCGCTCGCCAGCTTTTCCGCGTTGATCTTCGCGTTGTCGGCATTCTCCTGCGTCGTCGTGCCGAAGTGATAAGACGCGGCGCACGCGACGGCCAGGAACACGACCGCGCCGAGTATGATCCAGGGCGACGGAATTCCCGGGATCACGGATTGCTGCCGGAAAAAATCGACGCCAGCGACTTCGCGCCCGAGCTGGCGGCGGCCGTCGCGGGAGCTGCCGCTTTCTGCATGAACGCGATTAGCTCGTCGAGCCCGCTCGGCTTTTTGATGTTGTGCGCTTTCATGTACGCCAACAGCTCCGCCGGATTCATTGTGCTCGGATCGTCGGGCCGGGAGAACACGCCGCCCGGCGGCATTCCCGCAATCTGTTGCATTTCCTGTTGCGCCGGGCGCGCGCCGGCTTGCGCGGCAAGGGCCGCGATCGCGCCGGCAGAGTCGGCGGCGGGGCCGGTAGGATCGCCAAGCGCAGCGCCACGGGCCGCCAGCGGGCCGCCAAGCATCCCGCCGCCCATGAGCTGACGAGCTGCATAGTCGGGCGGGAGCTGCGTCGGCGGGGCGGCCGGGCCGGGCGTCGATACTCCGCGCCCGCCTTGCGTCAACATCGAGAGCAATCGGAGTAGAGCTTCGCTGTCCATCATGCGCCTTTCGTTGTGGCGTCAACTGCGGCGCCGGGTCCGGTTACATTCACGTCGCCGCCGCCTTGCTGCGACGCGGGGCGATTTTTCCAGGCGTCGGCGATCGCGCCGACAGCTTGCTTTGCAACGAACGTGCCGAGCACGAGCGTTAGCAGTCCAGTGATATCGCCCCTAGGATCGAGCAAAACTTTTTGCACGATCACCCAAGCGGATAGGCCGGCGAACAGCCAAACGATATGTTTGTCGGCGTCGGCGACGCCCTTCGTCATTACTAGATCGAGCAGATCGTACTTGTTCCCGCTCTTAGCGTTGAAGCGGTAGAGCATGAAGCTACCGAATGACAACAGAAACACGAGCGCGACGATCGCCCAATTGATCTTGTAGAGCATATCGCCGTACTGCACGACGACGACAAGCGACAGGGTAAACCCGACGACGAACAGCGTCGAAACGCGGATCGCATCGAGCGTGCCCGTCGCTTGTTTTTTCGTCACGGCTAGAACGTCACCGTCAGATTGAGCTTGTCGGCCGCCGGTACTGCGGCGTCGACGGCCGGCAGATCGGCGCTTTCCGACAGCGTTACGCCGGCAACATTGACGCCGGTAACAGTGAGAACGGAAGCGCCGCCAGCGGCGACAGCCTCCAGGGCCGCCGACAGTCCATCGTCGGCCGGCGTTACTTTCCACGCGTCGGGCGGGGCGACGTTGTAAACGACGGCTTGCACCGTCGCCGGGTTGCCCTGTGCGGTCGGGGCAATCGTTGCTACGCCTTTGTCTCCGATCTTCATTTTGCGATGCCTTTCAAGGTGCACTTTCAAGTTAAGGGAAACGCATCGGCTCCAAAGCCAATACGCGAACGAACACACGTTGCAATCGGGTAAATTGATCTTCATGGTCGCATTGAATAATCGGCGTCGAGAAACATTCGCTGCTCTGCCACTCGACGCTTATACAATCCCCCTATTTCCGCACCCGTATGGTCATGATCCCATCGGGTAAATTGCAGGGCCGCGCGATCGTACTGCGCGGCGTTTACGAGCTTCAACAGCGTCGAGCCGTGCAACGCTGTAGCGCCGACGTTGAACGCGAAG